TTTGGGGGAGCCATGCGACGATCATCCTATGAGTATGTATATTATATTGTTGTATCTTTGTGATAAAACCGCAAGAGTGATAAATAATTTTAAACATAGCAACGGAGTACTCACTATGGGACGCCCACTTAATAAGAAATATTTCGGTAACATCAATGATGATGCCATCAGCACCGCATACGATGATCACATCGGCGGCGAGGGTCTAGCAGTAGCATATGTAGACAATGGAGGCAATTATTTCGATCGTCTACCTGATGTGACATGGAATACTCCTAGCATACCAAGTGGCGTGACAGCGAATGGTTATGTCATTGACAAAGCAAAAGAAGCTGTTGTTCTAGTATCTGACAGAGGTACTGGTTATCAGATCGGTAACATATTAACTGACAGCAACGGTACGACTTGGAGAGTTACCAAGTTGCGTGTGCTAGATGTCACGATCACTAACCAACCAGCTAGCCAGGCGTTTGACGGCGGCGAGAACTTGGTATGGGATCAATGGGTTGACGATAACTGGACAACCCCTACCATACTGCGAGGCATCGTTTCAACTGGTAACCCCAACTATGATCTAGGGCCGGGTGCACACCCATATAATCAAGGTACCAGCACATACGGTGTGTGGGACGGATATGTAGGTGGAGGCCAAGCGCTTGCACCAGCAAGCTTGACTATAACTGGCGGAAATAATTCAAATCCTGCACAGCCAACTCATAACACTCGCGGTAGGAATGATACCAACGGTACAGGAGGCACAGGCCCAGACAATAATGGCAACGGCGGTACAGCAAACTTCACTTACGGTGTTGAAGCCGTTGAGCTAGTCAGCAGTCAGGAATATATCACCGAGGGTAGCTATGATTTTGGTAGTCTTGTAACCACTGGCGGTGCCGGAACTGGCGCAAAAGTAGTCGTACACTATAAGATAGATAGCCTAGTACTCACTGAGCCAGGTTCGGGTTATATATACGATGGTTCTAACCCACCAGCAACCACAACAACTAAAACCGGTAGTGAGACCAGGGCTGTTGTTTCATTTGGATACGAGAATAATCAGCACAATGCCATAATAGGTGTCGACGTTGATACTAGCGGGATCGTTGACATCGTCAGGCAAGAAAGCGCAACTAGCTTCTGGGTCATACGTTGGGATGGCCCAGTAGCATCAGAACCATACTTACTAGATCTAGCACCACCAACTGCTAATGTTGGTATGTATATTAGAGCAACTGACAGCATTGGCCGCACATACTGGGTCAAGAAGATATCTGGACACAGGGTGACACTGGGTGTTGTAACCAGTGGCGGCGAGTTCGGCGAAGATGACACTACTACATGGACATTCGATGCCCCAGTCGCCGGTGTTTCAGTTAAAATCAGAAACGCATAAGGAAACATCATGGGACGCCCAATTAAGAAATCATTCATAGGAAACACGTCTGCAACCGGACAGCAGATCGCCTGTTACGCATGGGTACCCGGTGATAGCCAGGCACGCTTGAGCTACATTGAAGAACAGCTTGGTACCAGCGTATATCATGTGGTCAGCAATAATGGCGCACACGACGGTATCGTTAGCCTAGCTAATGCTGCTAGTGGTAACCTCATAGTTGGGCAAGCTAGCGTGTCAGTCACACCATATTCAGGTCCAGCTGCATACGCTGCGGTTATCTATGATAACACAGTGCGCACGTTCAACGGTACTCACTACAAGTGGTACTTTGCTGGCGTTAGCCTAACTGAAGTAGACTCGGCGACTATACAGAGCGCATAACCATTTGCTTGTTTAAGATCAAGCAGACTCAGGCAACCCCTTAGAAAGCCCGGGCGATCTAAGGGGTTCGCTTTTCTCAGAACAGCTTGCGGATATCCAAGCTCTCAGGTATCTTCCCTATGTCTTTTATGAAATATGCACACAATGGTGATTCGCCACCGCCTAGTGGTATGGCTAGTATGTGGCCATTCTTTAGCTTGGGGAAATACCAACGCACATCTGGCCATATGTTGAGTATCTCAAACTTGAGGAAGCGCGGCATGTAACCGTTGATAGGATTGAATGCGAACACATCAAAATCCTTGTCATTGAGATACAGCAGAGGCATGATCTCAACATCCCCTAGGTTTATATCCCCTATGATCACGCTCCAATCCAGAGGCATCTGTATGTTATATGGACCTATCTTGATGTCCACACAGGGGCTGTTGAAACTCTCTAGGAATATCAACGGCATGAAATAGTAATCAACATTGGCTTGATCACTGTAGTCTAAGACGCAGTACCGTATATCATCGATCACATCTGGTAATTCATTTAGGTTGTATGGGCGATTATCGTTTGTTAAGATCTTCATCTGAGCCTTTACTCTGATCACTTTAATCAGATACCATTTAGGTTGCACAGATATTTAACCGTATAATCGTCCAATTTATCAAATATTTTGCAATAGATTAGATGTCAGTACTTGATCTTCTCCACTGTAAAAGGATATGAAACATCCGTATAAAACTTTTTACGTTTGAGCAGATGCCTGTTGCTGAACTTGCACTTGCTGGCCACGTCGTAGATGTTCACCGAATCCTTGTCGTCGGCTTTGCGCAAACCGCGCCCGATGCTCTGGATCACTCTAACGAAACTCTTACCAGGTTCGACCAATACTAGATTGAAGATTCGATTGATGCTGATACCCGTGCTAGTGGTACCGTAGGTAGCTATCATCACCGAGTTGTTCTCTAGGTTGATCTCCTTGTAGTGCTCCTTGCGCTTGGTGGCTTTCATCTTGCCGCTGATGAACACGCTGTCTGGTAGCAGCTCATGCAGGATCTCACCTGATTCGATGCGATCGATCAGCACCAGGGTGTTACCAGTCTGCGAGATATCAGACACTGTCTTAGCCAACCATGTCAATCGCATCTTGTCAGTGGTGAGATGCTTGAGCTCTGCTTGGTAATCATTGTACACAGCAGTCTCTTGCGTGTGCAGGATGTTAACATGGCACTGGGCCAAGTGGCCGGCTTCCTGTAGCTCTTTAGCAGTGAGCGATCCGATCAGAGGTCCGATAGCGCTGTACAAGCTAACTTGGTTGTATTCTTCCTCTGGTATGGTACCAGTGAGTCCCCAACGTATTGGCACACCGGCGAACGTGGTAGTGAGCAATCCATGCAGAACACCTGCGTTCTTGACCATGTGGCAGTTGGATACCACTGCGCCTTCAACGACGTAATTATGATCGTTTTCAATATGAAGGTTATAAACTTCAGTAGGTTTATTAATTTCTGTTCTTTTTACCAGTTTCATATAGATATCCAATCTGTTTCGCAGCTTTATTATCAAACATAATTAAATCAGGACAGTCTGTATTGTCAATAAACCATTCTTTTGTTACTAATAATACCGTATAATTATTAGCATGTGCCCATTCTTGCAGTGCTAGCATTTTAGCACTAAATTTAGCACCTATACACATTTCTTTTGGTTTAACTTCAACAACTAATCGTCTATCAGGATCAATAAAGTCAACAATATAGATATATTCTCGATTGTTTAATGTATATGAAATTCGCAACTTTTCAAACATAGCAGTTGGCGCAAAAAACTGATATAGTGCTTCCCAACTTGACCTATATTTTTTACCATTATACACAGTCGCCCAATGAGTAAATCTACTATTTGAATTAGGAGTAAACTTCCCATCTTTAATAATAGATTTCATTTGGGCTGATTTTGCATTTCTATCTTCTTCAGTATAAACGTATCCATATCTACCGTTATTACTTCCCGAATTTTTCTCACTTATTTTTTGTTTCACTTCATCAGTTCGTGGTCCAAATGTGTATGGGTAATTGCCTTTTTTGCCTTTACTCCACGGTATTCCGGTATTTAAATTTTTTCGTATTTTTTCTCCGTGCATACTCCAACACTGTTTTCCGCGTTGCATCGCAAACATATGATGCACCTCATTTTCTGTTATAACACCGTTGATAAAATCATCAAAATTTTCAATCCAAAATGTTGTGTATTCTGCACGAAGTTTAGACATAATCTTTCGTTTTTCTTTACTAGACACCATAACATTGTTGGAAAATGTCATCGATGATCTCTTATATTCAATTACTCGAATTTTTTGATTATATAACTCTAATTTTGCATTAATCTTATTCATCATTTCAACAAATGTCGTCATCACGAGTCTCATATCTTTGATCATATGTATTTATGTCAATGTCACAAGGTCATGATATTCTGTCAGTTCATCTGCTCTACACCAGCCACTATTTGTCATAAATTTATGATTACCGGTAACTTTGATCTTAACACCGTTATCAAACTCAAGTTCGTACATTTTTTCTGTTAATGATTTAGTCAGATTGTTATGCTGTTTAACAACTGTGTCAACTTTGAATTTTCCCGTTGCTTCAGAATAGTTAATAACCATATCCCCGGGATGTATATCCTTTATATACACATATCCATTCGGAGTTAATACTTTACTATTACCATCAAAACACTCATCGCAGATCACTGCTACGAGGTTGTTGAGGAACACAGCCTTCTGTCCGTCATCCATCGCATCCTTGCTCTTCTTATCAAGCACGTTGAGGCTCTGCCATGTGCAGATAGTGTGAGTTCGATCATATTCCTTACGATCACCGTATAGCACACCAACATCAAGGCCAATGTTACGATAGTCCTCTTCAGTCTGCTGCACCAGGTTCTTGTTAGGCACGATCACGACGGTGCGCCCATATTTCTGTGCTAAGCTGCTGAGGCTTGCAGTGATCAGGGTGTTATGTGTTACTACGAATCCATCTGTTAGATATAGATGTTCTGGATGATCGATCATTATGCATCGGACAGGTTCTGTTGATATTTTTTTGATGTCTACGATATGCAGCATCGGATTACGACGAACCGTACGACCTCTAACCCGATTTAATTTGCGAGGTAATGTGACTAGTATCTCCGGTGTTGGATGATGCACAGATACATTAAAACAATCCTTGCAAGGCACCATCTCACCTTTATATCGATAGCTTCTATCTGTACCATGTGTATGCTTGGCGATTCCTCCGACACTGCGAATGAGATATGCAAATCCATCTGCTAATTGTTTGCTTGTCGTTGTGAAACTGATGCATCCTCGGCGATCAACATATCCGTCAGTATCCAAGAGCCCTTGGATCATCTCAAGGCGCTGATTATATCCGGCGTCTAGATATAGTTGGGGGATGAATTTGGTGTCGCTATGAGTTCCGAGCAATCCCAGATCATTGATTATAGCTTTGTACTTGTGATAGGTCTGATATCCAGTATCTGAGATTAAATTGCCGTTAGATTTGCGAGGATGCAACTTCATCCATTCAGAACGTTTTGCCCTGTGCAACTCGTCAGAGACGAACAATATGCTGTAATCATATCTTGTACGGTGTACCAGCTTATAATCTAGTTCAAGGAAGGATGAGACTTTATCCAAGATAAATTCATCAGCTGATGATATACCGAACCCATGCCTAAATGACCCATTGCCGAGTAAAGCTCCTAATAGGTAAGGCGGCATTGGTAGATCTACATCAATTTTGTCTTCTATCATCGTAGCTAATGGCACGCTCATGTGCCTACGATTGGTTTTTTGATATTGCATCACTTCGTGCAGGCTCAACAGCTTCCACTTATAGGTCCAATTATGATTGTGGATCTTCCATATATGGTCGCCGCAAGATCGAACCGTTCTGCCGTCCTCAAACGTGATCTCATATACGTCCTTCACACCCGGATCATAAACTCCCACGACTTTAGCAGATGTACCATCTGGCACAGTAACCGTATCTCCGACTTTAACATCTCCCATAGTAACCCAACCGCCGGGTACTTTTATAAGAGAATCCAATGGCTGACACTTACCGGCACTCGTTGGTGCGATGCTCAATCCTTGTAGGTTAGCTATGCATTCGTTGATAGCAGTGACTTGATAATCACGCAGCACGATAGGAGTGCCCTCGGCACGATGTCCCTTAGGCCAATTGATATGAGAGAAGTAATTCTCGTCGATCTTTTCTAGATCAAAGTTGTAACCCAACCTCTGATCAGTGATCTCGAATTCATAACCCTCATC